AGTAGATTAGAAGGCGTGAGTAAAAACTATGATGCTACATTAGTAGTTGGCGAAGATACTTATAAAGACATTTCAAATCAATTCAACTTTTCTAAATTAGATGATGTACAAGTAAAAGGCAAATCAAATATGGTATCAATCTACACAGTAAAGGATAACAATGTTAACCCTACTACAAGTAAGAAAGTTACGAAAGATAGCAAAAAGACAAATTAGAAATGAAAAGAAACTTAAATTATACTTATTAAATTTAAACTGGATACAGATAAGAAAACAAAAAGAGAGAAGAAAAAGACGAACATTAACCAAACTATGGAAAATGGAAAGACTACGACTTATGCACAATCAACAACTATTTACTAAAGTAGCGTAGTAAACAATCTAACATAACAAAAAAGGCAATATGGAAATTTTAATTTCCGTAATAATCATTGTTGTCGCCGGGTATATTATAATAAAAGAATAACAAAGGAGAAAAGAGTACAAATGTATTCCAATTATGCCAAAAGTTTACAAAATAATAACCGTTATATTTTTTATTTTGAGTATTTTGATAGGCGCCCAATGGGCACATATAGACGAGCTAATTAACATAAATATAAGTAACAGCAAAAAATACATAACTACGCCTAGCGTACCAAAGTAATTTTTAAATTGCTGATTAAAAAACATCTCTTAGAGAGATAGAACAAGTATGGACAACGACAACTTAGATATAAGAGTAGAGTTAGAAGGTATTAAAAAAGACCTTGAAAACGTTAGCAGCATCAATAACCGTTTAGATATGGCTATTGAGAAACTTGCTGACGTGTCATCTTGTATTAAGTCTATGTTGGCCGTACACGAAGAAAAAATTGAAAGACAAGAAAAAACAGACGAAATTATATTTGAAAAGATAAAAGATAGAGCTGAAGAAATCGACAGTGTCTATAGAGAATTACAAAGAGAAATTAGTCAAGTTGAAAGACGTTTACTCATAGAAATCAAAGCATTACGAAATGATATAGGCAGTAGAGTTAGTATGCTTGAAAAGGCCAGATGGATATTATTAGGTGCTGCCATTGTAATAGTATTTCTAATAACAAAAGACTTCAATAAACTATTAAGCCTATTTAATTAGGTTGACAAATCAGACAAAATGTAGTATATTAATACTGTGTTATGTCATCTTATATTGATTTAAAATTTATTAATTTATTATCGTCTAGGTTGAGTAAGTTCAAAAGAAAAAACGACCACTTATTTAATTTTAGATGTCCTCATTGTGGTGATTCACAGAAGAATAAAACAAAAGCAAGAGCCTATCTTTATAGAGTTAAGAACGATATGTTCTTTAAATGCCATAATTGTGGTATGGGTCAAAATCTGGCCAACTTTATTAAGTTTATAGACCCTAAACTATATAGTGAATTTATATTAGAGAGATATAAAGGATCAGCACCAGCAACACCAGAACCAAAATTTGATTTTAAACCACCAGTGTTTAAAGAAGTTAGTGTTATAGAAGAATTACCTACTATATCAGAATTGCCAGATAAACATCCTGCTAAGAAGTATATTATCAAAAGAAAAATACCAGATAAGTTTTTTGATATACTTTATTATACAGATCAATTTATGTCTTTGGTTAATAAAATTAAACCAAATACATTTAATAATTTTAAAGGTGAACATCCAAGATTAATAATACCTTTCTATGATACAACAGGTAATTTATTTACATTTCAAGGTAGAGCATTTGGTAATGAACAACCAAAATATTTAACAATTAAGCTTGACGAAACTAAACAAAAGGTATATGGTTTAGAAAGAGTTAATTTTCAAAAGCATATATACATAACAGAAGGCCCAATTGATAGTTTGTTTATAGATAATTGTTTAGCGGCAGCAGGTGCTGATTTAACTTTAAAAACAAATCCTGATAATGTAACTTATATTTTTGATAATGAACCTAGAAATAAAGAGATTGTAAAACGTATGTATAAAATAATTGATAATAATTATAATGTTTTTATATGGCCAGAATCTATACAATCAAAAGATATAAACGATTTAATTACTTCAGGTAAATTAATTCCAGAGGTTAAAAGTATTATAAGTAATAACACATACAATAAGTTATCAGCATTAACTCGATTAAACACTTGGAAGAAATGTAATATATGACAACTGAAAAAATATTAGTTCAGAAAAGAAATTCCAGAGAAAAAGAACCTCTTAATATTGAAAAGATACACCAGATGGTGGAGTTTGCTTGTGAAGATATATCAGGTGTGTCAGCATCACAAGTTGAAATGAAAAGTGGTTTACAATTTTTTGATGGTATATCTACAGATCAAATACAACAAATTCTTATTAAGTCGGCTTCAGATTTAATTTCATTAGAAACACCTAATTATCAATACGTTGCTGCTAGATTATTATTATTCAGTTTAAGAAAAAGTATTTTTAGAAAACTTTGGGACCATCCACACTTATACGATCACACAAAAAAATGTGTAGATAAAAAAGTTTACGATCCAGAAATTTTAAAATTATACGACAAGTCAGAATTTGATCGTATGAATATGTGGATAGACCACACAAGAGATTACAATTTTACATATGCTGGGTTAAGACAAGTGATAGACAAATACCTAGTACAAGATAGAAGTTCAGGTGAAATTTATGAAACACCTCAGTTTATGTATATGCTTATATCAGCAACGATATTTGCAAAATACTCAAAAGAAAAAAGGATGACTTATGTTAAAAAGTATTATGATGCTATTTCGAGGTTTAAAATTAATATTCCAACTCCTGTTATGGCTGGCGTTAGGACTCCTGTTAAGCAGTATGCTAGTTGTGTTCTCGTTGATATTGATGATACTCTTCCTAGTATTTTTAGTGGTGATATGGCTATTGGCCGTTATATATCACAACGTGCCGGCATCGGTATTAACGCTGGTCGTATAAGAGGAATCAATTCACGTATACGAGGTGGAGAAGTTCAACATACTGGTGTTATTCCATTTCTTAAAAAGTTTGAGGCAACAGTTAAATGTTGTACACAAAATGGTGTAAGAGGTGGTAGTGCAACAGTTCACTTTCCTATTTGGCACCAAGAAATATCTGATATATTAGTTTTAAAAAACAATAAAGGTTCAGAAGATAATAGAGTAAGAAAATTAGATTACTCAATACAACTATCTAAATTATTTTATCAAAGATTTATTAATGATGAACAAATAACTTTATTCTCACCACACGAAGTACCAGATTTATATGAAGCTTGGGGTACTCCCAAATTTGATAAATTATATGAAGAATATGAAAAAAAAACATCTATTAAAAAGAAAAAAATATCAGCACAAGAATTAATACAAAGTGTTTTAAAAGAAAGAGCCGAAACAGGCCGTATCTATATTATGAATATAGATCATTGTAATACACACTCATCATTTAAAGATACAATTACTATGTCTAACCTTTGCCAAGAGATTACATTACCTACTAAACCAATTCAACATATAGATGGTGATGGAGAAATAGCATTATGTATATTATCGGCGATCAATTTAGGTATATTAAAAGATTTAGATGAATTAGAATTACTGTGTGATCTATCAGTAAGATCGTTAGATGAAATTATAGATCACCAAGAATATCCAGTTAGAGCAGCAGAAATATCAACTAAGGCTAGAAGAAGTTTAGGTATAGGTTATATTGGTCTAGCACATTATCTAGCAAGAGAAAAAGTAATGTACCACGAGAAGGCAGCTTGGAAATTAGTAGATGAATTAACAGAAGCATTCCAATACTATCTTTTAAAAGCAAGTAACGAATTAGCAAAAGAAAAAGGTAAGTGTGAGTACTTTAATCGTACAAAATATTCTGATGGTATCTTACCAATTGATACCTATAAAAAAGAGGTAGACGAAATAGTTACCAGAAAACTATCATTTAATTGGGAGAAATTGAGGAAGGATATTGTTGAGACCGGCCTCCGACATAGCACACTCTCGGCTCAAATGCCATCAGAATCTTCAAGCGTTGTATCTAATGAAACAAATGGTATAGAACCACCTAGAGATTACTTGTCTATAAAGAAATCTAAAAAAGGGCCATTAAAACAAGTGGTGCCTAATTATAATCAATTGAAGAATTTTTACACCTTACTTTGGGATATGAAATCAAATGAAGGATATATAAATGTAGTAGCAGTAATGCAAAAGTATTTTGACCAAGCAATAAGTGGTAATTGGTCTTATAATCCAGAAAATTATGATAGTGGCCAGACGCCATTATCAGAAATGATAAACGACCTATTGACCACCTATAAGTATGGTTGGAAGACGTCCTATTATCAAAATACATATGATGGTAAGAGAGATGAAGATGAACCGGCACATCCAGTAGGTTTTAAAGATAACGTGCCAGAAACAACACCAACAATTGATGATGACGATTGTGAGTCTTGTAAAATATAATGGAGAAAAATGAGTAGATCAGTATTTAATAAATCAAAAGGTTTAGATTTTACTAAAGCAAGTATGTTCTTTGGTGAAGATTTAGCCGTTCAAAGATATGATACGTTTAAGTATCCTATTTTTGATAAGTTAACACAGCAACAATTAGGTTTCTTTTGGAGACCAGAAGAAGTATCATTACAAAAAGATCGTAACGATTACTTAGATTTAAGACCAGAACAAAAAAATATATTTACATCTAATTTAAAATACCAAACAATGTTAGATAGCGTACAAGGACGTGGACCTTGTTTGGCATTTTTACCGTTTTGTTCTTTACCTGAATTAGAAGGTTGTATTGTAACTTGGGATTTTATGGAAACAATACACAGTAGATCATACACTTACATTATTAAAAATCTTTATGCTAATCCTGGAGAAATCTTTGATACAATTATTGAAGATAAGAAGATAGAAGAAAGAGCTGAGTCTGTAACAAAATCTTATGATGACCTTATTGAAATGGGTTACAAGTATCAATTAACACCAGATAAAGTTGATATGTATGAATTGAAGAAAAGATTATGGAAGGCTTTAATAACAGTAAACATATTAGAAGGACTAAGATTCTATGTATCGTTTGCTTGTAGTTTTGCTTTTGGTGAATTAAAACTATTAGAAGGTTCAGCAAAGATTATATCTTTCATTGCTAGAGATGAAAGTCAACATCTAGCAGTATCACAAAGAATAATTAATAACTATAAAGATGTAGAGAACGATAAGATGATGTTAAAGATTATTAAAGATACCGAAAAAGAAGTTTATAAAATGTATGATGATGCTGTAGCTTCAGAAAAACAGTGGGCAACTTATTTGTTTTCACAAGGTTCAATGATAGGACTATCAGAAAAACTTTTACACCAATTTGTAGAGTATATGGCCAATAGACGAATGAAGGCTATAGGATTAGATCCTATATATGATACAAAGATAAATCCATTACCTTGGGTAGATCATTGGTTGAATAGTAAAGGTCAACAAAATGCTCCACAAGAAACAGAAATAGAAAGTTATGTTATTGGTGGAATTAAACAAGATGTAACTAAAGATCAATTTAAAAAGTTTAAACTATAATGATTACTAAACAAACAAAAACTTGTCCTTCCTGTCAAACTAAATATGTAATAGCGTGGAACAACGAGATACACGAAATGAATCCGATTACGTGTCCATTTTGTAGTCACGAGATAGATGAGGAAGCAAGTGAAACAGACAACGATAGTTGGGATTGATTTTAGTTTAAACTCACCGGCCATTTGTGTCAGTGATGTTAGTCTTAAATTTGAAGATTGTAAATTCTTTTACTTAACAAGTAAGAAGAAACATATAGGTAATATGATGAAGAATATATTAGGTACTGAACATATTGAATATAAAAATCCTATAGAAAGATTTGCTAACCTATCTACTTGGGCATTATCTATCATAAACAAACTAACAAAGCCTAAAATTTTCATTGAAGGCTATTCTTATGGTAGTAAAGGTCAAGCCGTATTTCAAATAGCAGAAAACGGTGGCATATTAAAGTATAGATTAAGTCAATACGATTATAGAATATTAGTACCAAGTGTAATTAAAAAGTTTGCTACAGGTAAAGGTAACGCTGATAAACAAATGATGTATGAACAGTTTACAAAAGATACCAATACAAATCTTATGAAAGCCTTTGATATACCTACACTTAACAATCCGATTACAGATATAGTAGATGCTTACTATATAGCTAAAAAAGGGTATTTTGAAAGTAGAATATGTGGAACTTAAATGAAAATATTAAAAGCTAAAAATCATCTATCTGAAATAAAAATACCAATACAATTATTTGATGTACAATCTTTAATTACTATACCACCAGATAATTGGTTGGAAAATAGAGTTAAAGAGTTTGGATATTTTGATAGTTTTGAAAAAGCAGGTATGTTATATCCAATAGTTGTAACTGATGAAACTGAACAGTGGGTAATAGACAGAATATTACCAAAAAATCCACAACATAAAGATACTGATAATAAACTTAAAAAAGGTTTATATGTACACTTAGGCAATAAACGTGCTTTATGGGCTAAAGAAAAAGGTTATGAAAAAATAGAAGGATATTTTATTAAAGAAAGAAAAGATAAAGAACTAATAAAATCATTAACACATATTAAACATACAAGGATTCCTAAATGATTGCTTTAGTTACAGGTTCACAAGGTTTGGTTGGTTCTGAATCAGTTAAGTTTTTAATCAATAAAGGATTAGATGTAATTGGTATCGATAATGATAGCAGAAAATATTTTTTTGGTAAAGAGGCCAGTACAGAAAACGTTAAGAAAGAATTACTAAAGTTTCAACACCGATACAAACATAAAAGTGTAGATATTAGATCATATTCTGGTTTAGAAAAAATATTTAAAGAATATGGCAAAGATATAGTTTTAATTATTCACGCCGCTGCTCAACCATCACACGATTGGGCTATTAAAGAACCTCATACAGATTTTAATATCAATGCTGTAGGTACTTTAAATTTATTAGAACTTACAAAGATATATTCTAATCAATCAGTCTTTATTCAAGTATCTACAAATAAAGTTTATGGTGATACACCAAACAGATTGCCTTTAAAAGAAAAAGAAACAAGATATGAAATAGATACTTCACACGAATATTATTATGGTATAGATGAAACAATGTCTATAGACAACTCAACACATAGTTTATTCGGAGTATCTAAATGTGCTGGTGATTTATTAGCACAAGAGTATGGTAGAAACATAGGATTAAAAACAGGTATCTTTAGAGCTGGTTGTATAACAGGCCCCAATCACGCTGGTGCCGAATTGCACGGTTTTTTAAATTACTTAGTTAAAGCAAATATAGAGAAGATACCATATACAATATATGGTTACAAAGGTAAACAAGTAAGAGACAATATACACAGTTATGATTTAGTAAATTGTTTTTGGCATTTCTATGAACTACCTAAGAACGGTGAAGTATATAATATAGGTGGTGGAAGAGACAACAGTTGTTCTATCTTAGAGGCAATAAAAATTATAGAAGATTATACTAAAGTACAAATGAATTATACTGTAAAAGAACAGAATAGAATAGGCGATCATCAATGGTATATTTCTAACGTAGGTAAATTATATACTCATTTTGATTGGGAAATAAAATATACTCTAAAAGAAACTATAAAAGAAATAGTAGGTAGATATAAATGATTTCATTAATTTGTCCAACCAGAGGCCGTGTAGAAAATGTAAGAAGAATGATAAATGACTTTCGTAATACACAAATCAATCAAAATGAATTGTGGTTTTATATACAAGATGACGATCCAGTTAAAGATGATTATGTAAATTTATTTAAACAATTAAAACATAATGAATATATGGTTGATATATTTACATTTACAGGTCATATGTGGACTATATTAGCTGGCAAATGCAAAGGTGATATAATAATGTTAATGGGAGATGATGCTGGTATAGTTACTAAAGGTTGGGACATTAAAATGGAAGAGGCCGCTAAACAATATAATAAAGACAATATATTTTTTATGGGTGTGAAAGATGAAAGAGGTAGGCATCCTTTTCCAGCTATGAGTAGAACGGTATTTAATCTCTTAGGTTTCTTTTATGCTCCTCAATTTTTACACAGATACGGAGATACATACTTAGTAAAATTAGGACAAGAAATAGGAAGATTTATTGTTGTAGATGTATTGTTTAAACATCCTAAAGCTCAATATGCTGAAGATACTACTGGTAAAAAATCAAGGCAGTGGATTTGGTTTGACAAACATTCTTGGGAAAAAAGTGATAGATATTTTAAAGCAGATGTTGAACTATTAAGGAGTAATCTAAAAGAATAATATGTGTGCTATTCACGGTATATTTTGGCCTTCTAAAGAGTCTATGTCAAAGATGATAAAACAGGCACACCATAGGGGTCCTGATGGTAATGGACAATGGAATGATGAACATATTACATTAGGTCATAATCTATTGTCAATAGTAGATGAAGTAAAGGCCTCCTCACAACCTTGGTTTCACAATGATTATGTATTAATTTATAATGGAGAAATATATAACTATAAAGAATTACAATCAACGGTAAATCATTCATTTAAAACTAACACAGATACAGAAGTATTGGTGGCTGGTATAGAACAATATGGTAAAAGTTTTATACACAAACTAGATGGTATGTTTGCCTTTGCTTGTTATAATAAAAAAACTAAAAAGTTAATTATAGCAAGAGATAGTAACGGTGCTAAACCTTTTTACTATTGTAATTTTAACAACAGATTTGTTTTTTCATCAGAAATTAAAAGTATATTATCTTTAGGATTTCCACGTAAAGTTTCTAAAGAAGGATTTAAACATTATTATCATTCAGGTTTAGTTGCTGGTTATTTAACTATGTTTGAAGGAATTAATAAATTAGTGCCTGGTGAAATATTAGAAATTGATGTTACTACAAATACTAAACATTCAACAAATGTAAACAACGATAGAATAATACCTTTTGATGGTAACGTAAAAGATATACCAGATTTAATAAGAGAAAAACTAAAAAAGGCCGTTGAAATGACTCTTATGGGCCGTAGAGAGATAGGTTTATTTTTAAGTGGTGGATTAGATAGTTCATCTATATTTTATGAATTAATACATTCATCAAAAACAAAACCAAATACATTTTCTACAAGATTCGTAGAGCCACATAAAGATAGTAATTATAATGAAGATGCTAACTTAGCAAAGATGTTATCAGAACAATTTAATTCAAATCACAAAGAAGTATTAATTGGTGAGCAAGAATGGATTGACAATTTAGAAAAATGTGTTTTAGCTTTAGAAGAACCTAGACAAGGTAAAAGCTTTCCAGCATACTATGCTACTAATAAACTATTATCAAATAATGGTATGACTGTAACATTAAGTGGTGATGGAGGAGATGAGTTATTGGCCGGATACAAACATCATCAAGTACCTATATTGAGAAAAGATGATAGAACATTTAAAAAGAAATTAGAAATGTTAAGATCAGGTCATAAAGGTTTAAACAATAAAGATTTAAATATATCGGTAAATGAACAGTGGGAGTATCTAATGTCTTGGTTGCCCAAAGGCAAATTGACAGGCGATCCATTAAATGATTTTATGTATATAGAATGCTTACAAGTATTATCAGAAGATTTTTTAATACGTAATGATAAATTAGGTATGGCATTTAGTATGGAGGCCAGATTTCCTATGATGTGTAATGTTTTTAAAGATTTTATAAGAAGTATTCCGGGTATAGAAAAAGTAAATAATGAATTTTTAAAAGTAAATCATTCTTTACATAATAAACATTTATTGAGAAAAGCTTATAAACATAAATTACCAGACAGTATTGTAAATAAAGTAAAATCAGGTTGGCGTTCGCCAACAGATGATTGGATGGTAGGTAGTAAAGCACACCCAGCTAAAAACAATTCATCTATGAAAGACTATTTTAGATCACTTCTAAATAGTAAAGAAATTATGGACATATTTGAAATAACAAAAGATGATATTGAAAATAGATATTTTAATAATAAAAATTTTGATACCTTTATAGGCAAAACGCCAATAGGTTTAGTATCACAAAAAGAATTGTTTATTGTGACTATGTTTGCTTCTTGGTATAAATTATTTAATATGAGTATATAAATGAAAATATTAGTAATAACATCTTTTAATGAAAAATTATATAATGAATATGCTCATAGGTTTTTAAAAACTTATAACTGGCCATTTGATCTAAACATATATTCAGAAAAGAAATTTAATATAGCCTATAAAGATTTTAAAGTAATAGAATTAGGACAAGATAGTAAAGACTTTGTACAAAGAAATAAAAATAGACCTGTTAAAGATTTTTGGGTTGATGGTGTTAGATTTAGTTACAAAGTGTATAGTGTTATTGAATCTGGTCTACAGGCCATAAATCATAATACTTATGACATATTAATATGGGTAGATGCTGATAGTGTATTTCATAATCCACTTACATTAGACTACATAAAAGAACATATATATAAAGAAGATAGTATGATGACTTATTTGGGTAGAGGTGGTATGTATAGTGAATGTGGATTTTTATCTTGGAATTTAAAACATAAAGACACAAAGAATTATTTTGAGGATATGAAAAAAATGTATAATGAAGATTTAATATATAATGAAAAAGAATACCACGATAGTTACATATGGGATTTAATTAGAATAAGATTTGAAAGAGATTTTAATACAAAAAATATAAACATAGGTGATGAAGCAAAAGGCCACGTACAGGCCAGATCGGTACTAGGTGAAATATACGATCACGTAAAAGGGCCTAGAAGAAAGTTACAAGGATTTAGTGCTGAATCTAAACATTTTAATCCAAATTCGAAAGGAAGAAAATAATGAAAGCTGGAAAAATATGGGGTAATACAAAACTAATACACGCTAATGGTGTTTTGGAGTTTCATAGAATAGAATTTAAAGCAGGGTATAAATGTTCCGAACACGAACATAAATTTAAATGGAATGGTTTTTATGTAGAATCAGGTAAAATGTTAGTAAGAGTTTGGCAAGACGATCAAGGTGGTTTAGTAGATGAAACTATATTAGAAGCAGGAGATTTTACACAAGTTAAACCTAGCAAAATACATCAATTTGAAGGACTAGAAAATGGAGTTGCCTTTGAATTATATTGGGCTGAATTTAACCATAATGATATAGTGAGAAGAACAATAGGAACTAAAGTATGATAAACATTTTTATAGGTTATGATAGTAAAGAAAAGATAGCATATCACGTGTTATCAGAAAGTATATTGAAACATAGTACAAAACCAGTTTCAATTACACCAATCTATTTACCAAATATTAAAGATGATTTTGTAAGAGAAAGAAACAATCTTTCATCAACAGAATTTTCATTTAGTAGATTTATAATACCACACCTGATGAATTATCAAGGTTGGGCTTTGTTTATGGATTGTGATATGTTAATGATGACTGATATAGCAGAACTATGGCGATTAAGAGATGACAAATATGCTGTACAGGTTTGTAAACACGATTATGTTCCTAAAGAAGAAACAAAATTTTTAGGACAAATACAAACAAAATATCCTAAAAAGAATTGGTCAAGTTTTATGTTAATGAATTGTAAAAAATGTACAACATTAACACCAGATTATGTAAACAAGGCCAGTGGTTTAGAACTTCATCAATTTAAATGGTTAGAAGGAGAACATCTTATAGGAGAAATACCACTTGAATGGAATTGGTTAGTAGGTGAATATGAATATAAAGAAAATGTAAAATGTGTTCACTACACAAAGGGTGGGCCTTATTTTGAAAATTATAAAGGATATGATTATACTATTGATTGGTTCAAATTATATCATCAAACAGTAGAAGTAAACTTAAAGTGATACAAGGATTTGAAACAAGAGAACTTACAGATCAAGTAATAAGGCCTTTTGTAAAAAGTGCCAATGGTATATTGCACATTAAATTAAAAAGCGTTGAACAATATGAACAAACAAATTGGCCTACATTTGATAAAAACAATCTAACAAAATACCCTATAGCAGTATTTGGTATATTAAGAGGTACTGGTGAATTAATTAAAGAGTGCCAACGAATCAATCATACTTATTATCATTTTGACCACGCTTATTATTTTAAAGAACAAAAACACGGTAAAAATTCTATATTTAATGAAAGAATATATCGCTTGACAAAAAATGGTATGATGTTAACCTATATAGATAAATTAGATGATATAGATAAACAAAGATTAATAAAATTTAAAAAATATATACAAATTAAACCTTGGACTAAAAAAGGAGATTACATTTTAGTATTGCCACCATCAGAACACGTTAATTTATGGTATGATTTTACAAATTGGGAGAAAGAAACAATTAATAAATTAAAACAATACACACAAAGAGAAATAAGAATAAGAAAAAAAGATAGTAAAATACCTTTTATGGAAGAACTTAAAAGTGCTTGGGCTGTTGTAACTTCACAATCAACTGCTGCTGTTGACGCCATCATAAATGGTGTGCCATCCTTCTGTGATAATATGTCTTTTGCTGTACCAGTATCTTACACTGATTTATCTTATATAGAAACACCTTTATATAGTGATAAGAGAGAAGAATGGATAGATAGTTTATTAGCAAATCAATATTTAATGAGTGAAATAGAAAATGGTTTTGCTTGGAATAGGTTAAAAAACAAATGAACACTTTTCATTTTATGAATTGGACAAAATGTTTGTCCCACCAAATATGGCCAGCATTACAAAAAGGTTGGCCTGAAAAAGATAAACCTGTACATTTCTTTTGGGGATTAGGTGGTAATAATACTACAAAGATAAAAGAGATAATAGAAAAGGGAGAAGAATGGTGGTACGTAGATGTGGGATATTTAACAGAACAGATTGTAAGATATCCAGAACCTAGAATCATCAATAAAGATAAAACATATTTTAGAATTGTAAAAGGAAAATTACATACAACTGGTGGAAAAGTAACAGAAGGACATAGACTAGCAGAATTAAGGTCAAAAGGCATAGATGTAGAATTTAAAGGTTGGTATACTGGAGAGTGTAAACATATATTATTAGCACCATCATCAGAAACAGTTACATATCATATAAATGGAGTTACACAGGCCGATTGGATTAATATGGTGACAACTGAAATAAGAAAATTTACAGATAGAGAAATAAGGGTTAGAAATAAACCAAGGCCAGGAAATGAATTTTGGAATACAGATATAAAAGATCAATTAAAAGATTGTCATTGTTTAGTAACTAATATGAGTTTATCAGCAATAGATGCTGTAATGAATAAAGTACCAGTTATTTGTAGCAAAACAAACGTTGTAGCACCTATTGCTTCACACGGTATTAAGTTTATAGATAAACCTTTTAAACCTGGCAGAAAAACAATGGAAGATTGGTTAAAGTATGTTGCTGAAAATCAATTTACTATAGAAGAAATGGCCAATGGTACGGCTTATAAAACATTGAAGGCACAAAGAGATGATTAACGTTTGCTGTGTATATTATGGTGACAAATATAAACCAGAATATGTACAAATTTTATATAATATGGTACAAAGACATTTAACAGTACCACATCAATTTTATTGTTTTACAGATCATACCAATTTATTTGATTTAGTATATGGCAAAATACATTTTAAATCATTTCCACGACACGATATGGAAGGTTGGTGGAATAAACTACAACTATTCAATCCTGACACTGGCCTTGAAGGAGTAAATTTTTATTTAGATTTAGATGTGGTTATTTTGAAAAATATAGATTGTTTTGTAAATTGGGGTGATGAAGATACCTTTGGTATCATTAATGATTTTGGTCAACCAGATACGTGGTTTAATTCTAGTGTAATGAAATGGAATAATAAAACAACATCTAATATAATATGGGAACCATATATGAAAGATAGACCAAGATGGAGAAAAGTACAAGGAGACCAAAATGTAATAAGTGATTTAACAAGAAAAGAAAAAATATTAAAAGTTTATCCTGATGAGTGGACACAATCATATAAATGGTTAGATAGAACACAAAAAAGATTTCATAAATCAAAATGGACATTTGAACAATCACCTGAAGCTAAGATATCCGTATTTCACGGAAGACCTAATCCACACGAATCAGATCAACAATGGGTCAAAGATAACTGGAAATAATTCACTCATCACCTTCAGTAGAACAAAACGTGAACGAATAATACGGCTAAGACATTGATTTTAAACACAAGAATCTTTGCTGGAACGCTTGATTTATTGTATAAAAGATGTTATATTATATGTATAACTAATTGAAAAGGACTATATTATGATATATTTAAACAAAGATGACGTTGGTAAAAACGTTTATAGAGTTGTACAAGATTACACTGTACAATTATCTTACTATGTTAAAGCTAAAAACGCTGATGAAGCAAGAGACATTTCTTTAGAATACGGTGGTTTTAACACAGATAGTTTTAGAGAACTTATAAGAGAAGATTCAGGCCAGTTAGAGTTAGATTACTATGATACTGGTTATGATAATCAAACTGAAGAAATGTTAGGCAAAGTTGTGGTTGATACACTTGACCAAGATGAAGTTGAACTTGACAAATATGCTACAGAAGGAACAATATAATGACAAACATTGAACTCATACAAATAGATATACTTAATCAAATCATTAGTCAAATTGACCATAGTGATTTAGAAGAAGCTAGAAATACGGCCGTTAGATTTAGAGATAAACTACAAGAAGATGTAGATAAAGCAGAATCAGATATTGATATACAATTACAATTAGAAACTGAAAGTAAATACGGTAAATAATATGTGTGATAGAACTATAAAAATGAAATTAAAAAAAGGTTCTATATTAAATGAGGTTAACTCAAATACAAATTCTATTGAACTTAATGTAAAAGGTTTAGATACAAAATCTTTTAATTATAAAAAACAATCACACGTGAATACAAAAGAAAAAAATGTTGACAAATAAACAAAAATTAGATTTGGCCAGATTACAACACTGTAAATGGTTAAAATCATTGGGTTTAAATTTGACCGCTAAAGGAAAAATAATTAACAGGCATCTTGGTTTTGATATACCTGATTATAAAGTAAGAGATTCTATACGTACAAGTGATAGAATAGTTGGCGACACTTATAAAAGAACTTATGCTACTAAGTTGCCAGCTGGTAAAACAATTGGTATTGCCTATAATAAAGGTGCCTATCAAGTTGTAGATAGTAGCGATATTAAAACAATGGGAAGGAAAGTATAATGTGGAATAGAAAATGGGACTTAATAGGAGCTAGCTTATTTGCTCTAATGTTAATTTTAATTTTATTATTTGCTCCTAAAGCTGTGGCAAATGAAACATCTAATTTAAACGATTGGTTTGAAAAACAATATAATGAATTTATATCTTTTCAAAAACAAGGTTGGGAAGATAGTAAAGCTCAATTGGCAGTAAATAAAGAACAAATTATTAATATGCCAGAAACAATAACTGTAAGCGTAACACAAACATTTAACGATATATCTAATTTATTTGTAAGTGCTGTTGATACTTTAAACATTTCAATAACAGGTATCTTAAATGACAAATAAAGACTTATTTAAAGATATAGATAAAAAAAGAAAAAGTAAAAAAAGTGTAGATGGTTATTACTTTGATGGTAAAAATTCATTTACATTATATAAAGATAATAATGGTAAAACATCAATGAAAAAAAAAGGTAAAAAATGATTTGGTTTTTTCTAGGCCTGATTGTAGGAATATGGGCTGGATGGAAATACGAACACGTGGTAAATGACGTTATTGAGTCATACTTTAAATAGCTATATAAATCAGTCACTTGAAGTCATTGTTTTTAAATACTTATTTCTTTGACTTTAGGCTTGTAATTTGAACAAAAAAGTATTACCTTATATAGGAAGACTAACTTAACTAAAATATATATTATGATAACTTATGATAAAGATACTCTTTTCAAAGAGTTTAAAGACGCCAAAGCAAAAGACGTTGCTCTTTCAACCAGAAAGAGATTAGAAGATAAAGAAACCGATATATACACAAATCGTATTCAATTCTTTAAAGACCATATAAAAAATAAATCTGTTAATCCTAGAACTTATGACAATTTAGATATTAATTTTGAAGAATTGTTAAAAGCATACGAAAGTGAAAATCCTAGAGATTACTTTTATTTGTCAGTATTTGGTAAAACTTATGACCAAAAAATGTGGGAAGAAGAAGCTGAATTAGAAAATGAAAAACTGGCGAATATTTAATTTACTTTTCTTACTGTTAGTTGTTAATCAGTGTGCTAATAATCGTAGTCATACTGGCGCTTTTTTAGGTGCCACGACTACGACAGCCGCTTGTTTACAATTTACAGATAGTCCAGTTGTAGCGGCCGCTTGTGCTGTGTCAGGTGCTTTTGTAGGTGCTGAATTGATGTATGATTCAGATTATGATGTACATAATGCTGTATTTGTAGACCATTTAAATAGAGGTTCATCTTCATCTTATACAAATTGGTATAATGAAAAGACCGCCAATTCAGGTAATATAAAAACTTATAGTACATATTTGGAGGGCCCCTTTAAATGTAAAGACTATGAAGCGACTATTGATATTACAAGTCAATGGCCTTTAATAGGAATAGGCGGAGTAAATAGAAAAGTGGTATTTGGTACTGCTTGTCAACAACCAGATGGAAAGTGGGTGGAAAAAGGTTATGATAGACCAAGAAACAATTAATAGACTAAAAGAAAGAGAAAAAGCAATAATAGAGGAATTAGAGTTTAGTCCTCTTAGAAGTTTAGAAAACGAACTTTACGAAATAAGAGATACATTATCTAAACTTGAAAACACAGAACCATTAATTTATAATGAATATGGAGTTTATAATGTTGATGATTCACCAAATGTAATAAAATACGGTTCAGAATGATTCAATTAAATCCTAGAGAAAAAAAACAATTAGAATCGGTATGTGTAGGCATATGCTTATATTTTATATTAATTTTAATGTTAATAGCAATATTTAAATGAGTGGTTATATAAAAAAATTACCTAATTTTTTAAAACCTTATTTTATAGAATTAATTGATACTTTAATTTATATGATAAGAGGTATTTTTTCTTTAATTATATTAATGTTACCTAAAAAACAATTGATATATTCTTGGAGATTAAAAAGAGTAATACCTAATATTAGAAAATATTTTTTAATTATATTTTTAGTATATTTTGCTTTATCTATTGGTATATCTAAAGTAAGAGCAAATGAAACATTTATTATGCCTAAAGTTGAAATGTCAGAAGAAGAAAAACAACACGACAATGCTTTATATAAAAAAGTTATTAAAGATATAGACGATTTGAATAATAAAAATACTTTTGAATTAAGTAGAACTATTAAACCAAAAGAAAGTGCTAATCAAAATTGTTATGTTGTAATAAAAATTACAAATGAAGGAAATAGTGTAGTTAAAAAAGAAATTTTGGAGTGTGCTGACGGTAGAAAGGGGTTATTAACTCCTGGTTATTGGGAACTGTTTGCTCAATTCTATTATAGAGATGTATCGGCTCCAGAATACTGCCGATATTATAGTAGACCAAATCACGTTTTTAAATCGTTCGGAAAGACGTGCCTTAACAAGAACGGTGAATGGGAGGTACAATAATGTTTAAAAACATTATTATATTAACACTTCTTTGGGTTATACTATTTGACGTGTCCAGTAAAGACTTTTTTGGTTATATGAAAAAAGGACTTGACAAAACACAAGAATTAGTATATGATATAAAAAGGAGTACAAAATAAAACTATATGATGATAAGAACAACAATGACAATAGTACTTGGCCTTTTATTAGGGGCTTGTGCTAATACAGGTTTAAATCAAACCTATGAAATTAAAGCAGAAAAAGAAAACGCATTGACCGTTATTCCTGCTTGGTACGTAAATCAAATAAAACAAAAAGAAGTTTGTGATCTTAATACAAAAGCATCAAGAGGAACAGACAAAGAATGTTTATTTGGTACAGGTACCTCAGTATCGCCAGATTTGAACCTTGCTATTGAAAAAGCAAAAATGTTAGCAAAAGCAGATATTGCTGATGTTATTAAAGGCGAAATGAACAAACAATCTAAACAGTTTATAACTGAATTAGGAAAATCAGAACAAAAAACTGTAGTATCACAAGTTGAATCTACTTTAGTAAACGTGATACAAAATACACCTGTTAGAGGTTATGAAGTGTTTGCTCAGGAAGTTACATTAACTAATCAAGGCTATTATAGAGCTTGGGTTGGATTAAAGTTACCTTTAGGTGAATATAATAAGATGTATAACTACAATATTGAAGAAGTAGCCAACTCTTATAAACTAAAGGAAAAAGCAGATACAGCTTTTAAAGAAATAGTTAAAGAAAAAACAGTACAATAATATGACCATTATATCTAGTGTTACAATTTACACAAAAGATAATTGTGGTTATTGTGTAAAGGCCAAATTGTTATTAAATAATCTTGGCCTTACATACACAGAAAAAAAATTAGAGAATTTTTTAACAACTGAAGCATTAGTTGAAGATATTGGTAAAAATGTTAGATCAATGCCACAGATTAAGATTAATGGTGAACTTATTGGTGGTTACAATCAATTGGTTGAATATCTACACGATAAAGATTTAGTAGATTTTGAAGGTAAAGTTACAAGATCAGATAATTAATGAGTGATAACGATAAAGTAATTCTATTTCCAACGGAAAGAATTGTTAATAAAAAGACAGCAAAAGAAGATCCAGCAGCAGGTGAAAGAGTTAGATTAGAAAATACAAAAGAATTTGTTGAAGGAAATGTTGACGAAATTGCTATGATGGTGTTAAGAAAATTTGTAGAAATGGCAATGAAAACAGAAACACAAGAATTTACAAAAGATTTAGGTTTATTGGTAGATATTATGAGAGGTATGATTTATAGAGATTTTGAAGTTGACCACCCAGCACAAAGACTTGCTGATAAAATAGTTGATGTTAAAATGACAAGATTCGGCCCACAAGTTATCATTAATTACAATAGAGTAATACCAGAAGAAAACCATAAACCACATAAACCTTTTAGTAAAGATGTTAAAGATGAAATTAAAAGAACAAATGATGGTTGGACAAACTTTGAACCAGATTTTGATTTACCTGAAGAACCTAATGACAGATAGATCACACGAAATTCCCTATGGAATCGCCGTCGCCGGTTGTAAAATAGTAAATGAAAATAAGGAGAAAATATAATGTTTAATACATTAAAAAATCTAGTAGTTATTAAAACTGCTAAAAGAGCTACTTCTACACGTGGTAGAAAAGCTTTATCAAAAAAAGCAAAAGTACTAAACCTTTTATCTAAAGGTGAGAACATCGCTTGGAAAACTTTAAGATCAAGATTTGATCTTGAATCACCAAGAGCTATGATCGATACTTTAAGATCAGAAGGCTATATGATTTACGGTAACAAAGTTGCTGGTAAAACATTTTATAGACTTGGAACACCAACAAGAGCAATTATTGCTGCTGGTATTCAAGCTTTATACGGAACACCGTTCAAATATTCTAACCATAAAGTAAGTGTTAGAAAATCTGAACTTTCTCCGATTAATGCGTAGTTAGTTAATAATGGAGGCGAGAAATATATAACGCTCGCCTCCATTTCTTATTTAAATGATCCTTATTGACCTGAATCAAGTTTTAATATCAAATCTTATGGCACAGACCAGAGGTAAATCTGATATTAAACCTAATAAAGAAATGGTAAGGCATATGGTCATTAATTCATTACGAGGTTTTAATTTAAAATTTAAAGAACAGTACGGAGATAAAATTATATTATGTGCTGATGCTGGAGACCCTTGGCGTAGAGACATTTACCCCAATTACAAACACGCTAGAAGAAAAGGTAGAGTAGATTCTGCCACAGATTGGGATAATATATTCAAAATTATTACAGAAATTAAAAATGAAATTGCCGAAAACTTTCCCTATATAATGATGTATATAGAAAAGGCCGAAGCAGATGATATAATAGCTACACTTATAAAACATACAGATGAACCTATTATGATTATAAGTGGTGATAAAGACTTTATACAATTACAAACTAAACCAAATGTTAAACAATATAGTCCTATACAAAAGGTGTTTGTTGGTGAAGGATTAGACCCTAAAAAATTTCTACACGAACAGATTATAAAAGGTGACCGTTCAGATGGTATACCCAATATATTAAGTCCTGATGACATCTTTTTAACAGGTGAGAAACAAAGACCTATTAATAAGAAAAGACTTGAAGAATGGGCCAATGTTAGTAATATACCTCTTGGCAGTGAAACCAGTAAATATTATGAGAGAAATAAGAGATTAATAGACCTTTCTTGTATACCAGAAGAGCTAGAAAGAACTATTATAAATACCTATAAGAACTATAAAATACCTAGCAGGTCCAAACTGTTACCTTATTTTATGGAACATAAACTAAAAGCATTAATGACAAACATTGGTGATTTTTAATATTTGAATATTGGAGTAAATAATTATGGCAGAAACACAACAAGACAGGCACTCAAGCCTGATGAGTAAAAAAGGAATGGCAGCGGCAGCACGTACGGCTACTAATGCTAGACCTTTAGCACACGAAATATTTACCAAAGTAAATAACGCTAAAGACAAACCTTTAAAAATAGAAGTTTTAAGAAAAAACGATAGTCAAGGTCTAAGAAAGCTATTAAAAGCAGCTTTTGATCCTAAAATTACTTGGGATATACCAGAAGGAACACCTCCTTATATGGCCAACGAAGCGCCAGCTGGAACAGACCATACTTCTTTATTAGATGAATCTAAAAAACTTTATATATTCATTAAAGGTGGAAGTAATATACCAAAAATTAAAAAAGAAACTCTTTTTATACAAATGCTAGAAGCATTACATAAAGATGACGCTCAAGCATTACTTGATATAAAAGACAAGAAATTGAATCTTACCTATAAAGGACTTACAGAAAATTGTGTAAAAGAAGCCTTTAATTGGAACGACAATTTTATGAGAAACTAAGGTTTTAAGGGTTTTCCTAAAAAACCCTTTAAAAACAATGACTTCAAGTCATTGATTTCAAACACTTATTTCTTTATTATAACACTTGACCTAAACACATTAAAGTGTTACCTTATCCATATAAACAACAAACAATAAATATATGAAGAAGTTTTTGATTTACATTACTATACTAGGCTTACTAGTGTATGGCCTTTTGACCCTTTTTATGAAATCGGTTAAGGCTAGTGAATATAATACGGCTGTTATAGGCCACGTGATAACACAAAAAGTATCAGGCCAACCGATTGATGCTTCTAAATTGATGGAACAAGAACTGGCACGAGTTGCTCATCTGTTCGCTCTTGACAGTATTAATATATTACAAAAGTATTTACCCGCTATATTAGATAAAGCGGCTGCCGAATTAAGACTTGAAGCAGACAAATCATATAAATGTAGTTTACTAAAGGATACAAAAGTACAAGACGATTGTAAGTAATGTATGATAAAGGTAACAAAACAAAAAGTTTTAACTGTTAAGAAAAAACTTAAGCCATTGTTAACTTCAAAAGAGAAATATAAAACCACATATAAAGATATTAAAAATTTTTTTAAAATGTTAAATCTTGGCATTTTTAATAACAAATTAATACCATTTAATGATATAGAAATCAAAGAACTTAAATATCAAAAATGTATGGGTCAAGTTGTTATGTTTGAATATAAAGGAAAAGGTACTAGAGTATATAAATTAGAAATGGATAAACAATACGACAGTAAAAGAGATTTCTTGGATACATTAGCCCACGAAATGATACATCTTTATCAGTTTACACAGGTAAATGATAATGGTGCCCACAACAAACTATTTTACAGTTTTAAGCCAAAATTGAAACACGTAGGTTTAAAATTATAAAAAACATAGAAAGATATTATGAACGAAGTGAAAACAAAAAAGTTTAAAGATCCTTATTTAAAACCATTAGTACTAGAAGCGATAAAGAAAGTAGAAGAATTTGCTTGGTTTAAAAATAAAGGTGAACAGGCAATTTATTATGAGGGCAATTTCCAAGAAGATGTTTTAAATAACTTTTCTCAAAAAGAATCTGAAAGAATATTTACCACTATGTCCAGATATTTAAACGATAATAGGTTATTATTTTTACAGAAAAAAGTTAAAGTAGTTGTAAAAGAAACTGAATTTACTGAATTACAATCTCCAAGAAATTATTACGAATATATAGTGAGTAAAAGATAATGAAACATAGACCTTTAAAGTGGTATTTTAAATATAAATGGCCACGTAAGATAAGATTTCACACTAGACAGATAATTGCAATTACTGGTATATGTTTAATAGGTTTTGGTATTGGTACATTTTATCCTAATTACATATCTAAAATAAACATAGAAGAAAAAGCTGCTGATAAAACTATTTTATGGGCAAAAGAAATTGGTTTTTCAGAACCTAGAATTACAGTTGGTTCAGATGAAGAATTTATAAAAACAATGCAAAGGTGTATTGCTTATCTTAATTTAGAATTACATAAGAACGAGAGAATACCAGATGATCTTATTATTGCTCAGGCCATTATTGAGAGTAACGCTGGCTTAAGTAGATTTGCTCGTGAAGGAAATAATTTATTTGGTATACGAGTATGGAATAAAGAAGCTGGTATGTTACCACACGGTTATGCTGATACATTATCTTGGCGTGTTAAATCATATAATACTAAATGTGCTTCAGTCCGTGATTACATTAAAATCCTTAATACTAAACAGGCATATACGGAATTTAGAAGATTAAGAGATAAACAAAATAGATGGTATGGTAAAGTTGATGCTATAGAATTAGCAAGTAGCCTTAATAGTTGGAGTACTACAAAAGACTATGACCAGCAAGTTATAAATATAATTAAGAAATTAAGACAAGATGGAAAGGTAGTTATTAAAAGATGAACGAAGTACTATTTTTTAGTGGAGCAATTCTAATTATAGGATTAAGTTATTATCTAGGTTTTAAAAGTGGTTTAACAAAAAATTATAAAGAACATATAAAAGACTTTATTATGGGTATGACAGTATCAAAAATGACAGCCGACTATTTTGAGAGATGTGCTAAAAATGAAACAAGACAATTTTTAAAATTTTTAGGCATAAAAAAACCAAACGAAAAATTTATCGTTGTACCTAAACGACCTACAGTAGAAGAAATAGATAGATTAGACAAATAATTAAATGATTTTAACGATATTACTTTTCATATCAGGTATTGCCGTATCCGTTGTAGGAGCTTATTATTCTATACTAGGACTAGCAGCATTGTTTGCTGGTGCCTATTGGGCAGTCATTACAATGGGTGTTACA